TTGGAAGCCGAACCAGAAATAGTAATAGAGTCACCGCTCTTGAACCCAGCAGTTATGAAGCCACTGCCGCTATCGGTGATAGTTGCCGGTGAACCTGATACAAACGCGAGAGTTGTCGCTGTTTTTGTCGCGGCTACCGTAGTATCGGCATTATCTACAATTTTGTTTGAACCAGAAATCGCGGTTCCTGAGGTAGACAGTAGCCCGGTGATGACGGATTGCACGATGGAGCCGTCGTAATACTTAAGAGTGTGGTTGGTTGAGTTAAACCAGAGAAGGCCTTCGACCAAGTTGGTTCCGGTCGGATCTGAAGCCACGGTGATGAAGGTAAGTTTCTTTGTGGCCGGCCTGACAGAATCATTCGTCTTCACCTGTGCCCGCTTGTCAGCGATGTTTCCGGTGACTATGGATGAGGCGGCGTTGGCCACAGTGATGTCGGCCAGGCGAATCCACCCGTCTGAACCTACGGCGGTGTCAATAGCGCCGTCAGTAAGTGCCGACGCTCCGCTGCCCTGCACCAATTCAATGGTGGCGATGTTGTTCTTGAGCGCGTTCGGTTCGGCGTCCTTGTCCACTCTCACAATTACTGCGTCTACGCGGTTGGAGCCGGATGAGTTGGCCGGCACGGTGACGGTGGCTTGAGCATTGGATTGGACGACTACTTTCCAGGTGACACTGCTTTTGGTTAGCTCTACCAGCGCGTTGCCGGCGGAAACTAGGACGGTCATCGCGGTCGGGCTGTTCTGGGTCACTTGAAGACCAAGGGTGCCGGCGCTGTCGCCGAGAACTCCCTCTTCAAGGAAGAGGCTCTGAAGCCAAGAGAGCTCAGCACTGGTGTAATCGGCTTGGGTGCTGTCTATGAAAAACGTTTTGAGCATTGCATATTTGCTTAATTGTTAAACCTTGCTCTCTAAGAGAGAGAGGCGTGAATTGATGTCTCCGATGTTGTAGACGATGTCCTGCACGAGTGAATTGACTCGGATGGTGATGTGCTTCTCCGAGCCTGCGGCCTTTACCTGCTTTTCCAGAACCTGGTAGTTGCCATCCAAGTCAATGAGCTTGTTCTTCAGCTGAAGGCGAATGACATCCCCGACGTTGAAGTTGTCGGCTACTGAGGGGGTAAGTTCGATTCGGGGCGAGAACAGGGGGCCTTGACACTCGCTCGCAGTCAGGCCGTCAAGGGAAGTTTGGGTGTTGGCAACTCGGAAGTCCCTAAAACCCTCTAGGAGCCCAAATTCGGCCATCAGCGGCGCGTTTTCTTGGGTTGATGATAGAGAACTGGACTTACCATAAGCCTTGGTGGTAATCGGCGCCCCGTCGTCTTCCACCTCGAAGCGCAGGATGTTGGCTTGGCTTACCTGGCCTGAATTGTAGCGGACTACAACCGAGGTGGAAAGGTCTTGACCCACCTGAGTCTTAAAGTTGAGTTGCCGGCCAGCTGTGAGTTCAAACTGAGCCCCCACAGTCGCGGCAATTCGCTTGATGACATCGAAGGCGCTCTGGTACTCGAACGTGAGATTTACAGTGGCCGAGATATCCTCCGTGCCGAAAGTTATACCGGTGTCCTCCGTTGCATTCATCGTGGACAACAGACTGCTGATAGCTGCCCCAGCATCGCCGCTGGCTGTGTAGCCTGAGCCCACCAGCCTTTTCTTTAGCAGGCCGATGAGTCCTTTGGCCTTCACTTCAACGACGCTCAAGCGCACTGTCTTTTGGGCGATATAGCCGACCCATCTCACCACGCCGTCTTCGATAACTTCCATCCGGTTGTAGTGGCGCAGATTTGCCTCGTTAACCTTGGGACTGGATAGGTCGAGCACAAAGGAGCAGTCGCCAACTTCACCTAAGGCTTGGCGGTGCTCCAACCCTGAGAACTCCCCATCAAGGAAGGTGGTTAGCGGCGCGAACGACTTGTCATAGATTTTCAGAGTTCTCATATGATGGCGTCCCGGTGATTAATGGTGAAGCTCGCAGTTGGGAAGGCGTAGGAAACCAGCGGACCCAGTGCCCCTGTTGATTCAGAGGACAGGTAAACGAGTTGGTTGTTGCCGACTTGCAGCAGGACGTATTCGCTGGTGCTGTCCACCAGGCCGGAGATGTCTAACCCATCCTGGTCAATTACGGTTCCGGTCTTGCTATCAATTTCCAGATACTTCGTGGAGTCGGCGAGTGTAGTGTTCACCGTGAAACGTTTGCCCGTGGTGGCGCTGAAAATTGCAGGATTGGTGATGCCTCCGGCCTCTCCGTAGAGCCTGATTGTAGTGTGAGCCTGCGCGTTGCCGTTGTTGACCACGACGACAGAGTTCTCGTAGAGCAAATCGAATTTGGCAGGCAGTTTTGAAGAGAGCTTGAGGCTGCCGCTCTGCCAACCGCGTGTTCCGCTACTGGTCTGCTCGGTTTGGGATTCAATGAGCGGATCAGGACACTTCAGGGTCATCACGAAGGATAGGCGTTGCTTCTGTCGCAACTGGCGGTCAAATCTGATGGCTCGGTCTATCTTGGCGTAGATCTGCCAGGAGTCTCCGCTGGCATCCGTCCATTCCACCAGTACAAGGCCGTCGTTAGAGGTGTCCGGCTGGGATGGCAACGCCGTGGCCTGGAGGAGCTGTTTCTTCAAAGCTTCTACGTGAGCTTCATCCTGGCCGATTATGAGCCCTGAGAAGGTAAGAATGCGCTTGCCGTAGAAGGAGGCGAAATCCCAGATACCGTGCTGCCCCTCCTTGTCCATCTCTGAGTTTTTGATATCCACGTCAAAGACCGGATAGTCCTGAAGGGCTATAAGGTTGTTGGGGTCAGTCGTATGGTCGTTGAGGGTGATGGACTGGCCGGCTCTTGACGTGATTTGAAATTGGTATCCAATCATACTTTGTTGAGTTTATCTTCTAAGTAGGCATTGATTTTATCCTCTATCACTCTGGCGTTCTTGAATCCAAGGAGGGCAGAATTCTCCAGTATTGACTTGAATTCGGTGATGGTGATAAATGCTTCAATGAAGTCATCGAGGAAGGCTGGTATGAAGCTAACTTTAATAGCTTCGTGAGCGGCGATTAGCAGAAGGAGGTAGACCAGGATTTTGTATAACGTCCGGGATAGATGAAATGATGAAAATCGTTTGTACTTTATGGAAGCGGCTAGTCCAAGGCCCCAATCAATAATTATCAGGTAGGCAAGAACCTCCACGATGATGGAGTCATAGCCCAAAGAGAATGAGAGGAAGGCGAGTATTGCAGAGAGAAGAGACTTTAAGGATGCCTGGCTAAATATATAACTGATGGCTTCGTGCGCTTTGTCGTAGAAAGTCATTTTATAGTCTGCCAAGCTCCCAGGCCATCTCCCTGCCCACGGCGCGGAAGTCGAGCGTGCTGTCAACATTGGCGTTAATGTTAATTGGTGCGTTAATGGTTCGATTGGATACGTTCTGGCCGTTTCGGACAGATTCCAGTTGGCTCACAAGGCCGGAGAAGCTGTTAACCATCCAGGCTGGCATCACCCATTCGCCATCGTGGAGGAAGTCTCCGAACTGGGAGTATCCACCCATAGCCCTGCCTGTGCCGGTTCCGGCGTTAGCTCTGGACTGGACGGATTGAAGAGCGTTGAGACTGCTAATGGCCGAATTGGCTTCACTGCCCAATTTCTGAAGCGTCGCGATTTGGCTCAACGCAAAAGTATCCAGCGCTGCCTGGCGCAGATTCAAGTTGTCTGAGTAGAACTTGGTGATGTCGGACTCGACGCTTTTGGAGATTTCGAGCTTCTCGCGAAGCTTGGTCACCTCGGAGACAAACGCCGTGGTGGCGAGGTCAATGCGTTTGAAGGTCTCTTCCTCCATACGGCTGAACTCATCTAGTGCGGCGGTTCGGCGTTCTTCTGTGATTTGCTTGTCCAGGCCGCCGAGATTCGTGATTTGCTCAAGGGCGGTTTTGCGGGCTTCAATCTCTGTCTCCAGCGTTGCCTTCTTGATAGGGTCGGTTTCCTTGGTCTGCTTCGCTGAGAGGTCATCAATCGTTTTTTGCCGGTCGGCAATCTGCTGCGCGAGCCGGGTTTCGTACCCTGCTGAAGCAGTGAGGACCGCCTGTTTCTGAGAGATTTCCTGTTGGAGCGATTTGATCCGGTCGGCACTCTGTTTGTCGGCTTCTTTGGCTTGTTCTTCGGCGAGCTGGGAGCGCAAATCCTTGAGGTCGGTTTCAGACTTCACGACCAGCTCGGCCAGGCCTTGTCTTGACTCGGTGATGGTGTCTTTGAGGTTATCTTTGAAGTCCTTGAAGGACTCGGTGAGCTTGTCTTTAATGGAGGATGCGAGTTCGGTGATTTTGTCCTTGGCGTCGATGACGCTCTTTTGCATATCCTCAAGGCTCTTGGCGTGCTTGTCCGCAGCCTCGGCGGCATCCACCTGGGCTTGCGTCAACTCCTTGGCACCGAGTTTGCCTTTGGCTAGCTTCAGGTCGCTCTCTTCGAGCTTCTTGTTTAGGTCGTCAAATCCGTTCCCTGCCGCCTGCGAAAGGGAATCGGACATAAATTTAAAGGTGTCGGTCGTGCTCTTGGCGATGTTGTCTAGACTCTGAACGTTGCCGGCGTTCTGCTTGTTGAGGTCAGCAATTTTCTTATCCATTTGGGCAACTTTGTCCCAGTTGCCGGCAGCTTCCGCTATCGCACGGGCTGCCTGTGCGGAGAAGACATCGAGCTTGCCCTTGCCGAGATTGAATGCTTTGGGGATAGCCGTTAGGCCTTGGACAGATGCCACTGCGGCGGCTGCGGTCGCCAGTAGGGCGTTGGTGAGTTGATAGACAGTCTTGGTGACAGTCTTCATCATCTCTTCATTGGCCATAAACTCGCCGGTTGCACCTCCAACCTTCTTAATCAGGTCGGAGAAGGCAATCAGGACGCCTTTGCCCATCGCGGATTTCAATTCCTCCTGAGCCTGGGTCATCTTGGCAAACTGGCCTTCTGTTGAATTGGCCATATCCTCAGCGCTGATGGTGACGCGCTTGGTGACCGACTGGAGCTGCTCGCCTATGGTGGCGTTCGCCTTCAGAGCTACACCGTACTTCACCAGTGCCTTGGCACCCTTGCCGGAGAGGATTCTCTCCAAGTCTTCAGATACCTCAGCGAACGTGCCAAAACCGCTGGCGGAAAGGTCAGCGGCAAGTTTGGCTGTTTCAAATGATTTTTTGAGGTCTCCCCCTAAGCGCTGGGAGAAGCGGGCAACTTGAAGCTCAGCGGTTTCATCATCGATACCGAACTGGAGCATCTTCTTGCCGAACGCAGTGACTTCGTCGCCTACATCCTTCCAGGCCTTGCCTTGGGCTTCCAAGATAGCTCTGGTTTGGTTCAACTTCGCTAAGTCTTGCCTTGCCTCGTCAACACCCTCTTTCAGGACATCAAAGGTCTTGAGCGCGGCATTCTTGAGCAAATCCCAAGCGGCCACGCCTTTGAACATTGAGGCGGTCTGGTTGTCTGCCATCGCCTTGACTTTGTTGCCTAGGCTCTGGACGGCGTTTTCGCTTTCTTTGAGTTTGGCTCCGAAGCCGGATACGTCGGCCTTGATTTCGTAGACAAGCTCGCCGATGGTCTGCTTGTTGGGCATTAGAGGCGGGGCTTAAGGATGTTGATTTGGGTCCGAAGCTGGTCAACTGGCGAATCGCCGGAGAGGTCTGCTGAGGTGCCGGGTTTGAGCACTCCCTCCCTTTCTAAAAGAGAGATGAGCTGCTCGAAGTAGGCAATTACCTCATCGATGTAGAGCTGGCGCACTTCCGAGAGGGTAAACCCGTAGCGGACCATAAAGACCACGGTTCCCCGCAACGCCTTTAGCTTTTCGCTGGCGCTTTTTTTTTAGTGTCAACGTCCACCTCGTTGTTCTTGGCGGCCACGGCAAAGGTATTCTCCGAGACGAAGTTGATGATGCGTAGAGCATCCGTCCAAGTGAGCATGCGCTTGACATCTTGAAGGGTAAGGTCTGGCTGGTAGCGGGACAGTAGGATGTGAATCTGGCAGAAGACGATGCCGCGCTTTGCCGCGACCGTGGAGCTGTCCTCCAGCTTGGCTTCCAGTTCCAAGATACGTTCAATCTCTTCCTCCGTGTAATCAGTGGGAAGTTTGAACTCCATCTTCTCTCCGGCCACTTCAAGCTCCACGATGTGGGGCTCGCGACCGGTGTACAGGTCAAGTTTGGGCATAGGTGGTGCGCTGGCTTAATGACTAGGTAGTTTGCTGTTCATCAGTAATACTCACGAAGTAGCCTTCCAAGCTGATTGGCAAGGTGGCAACTTCCGCATCAACGTCGCCGGCAAAGTCAATGGCCGGAGCTTGCATGTTGGTGCAGTTCTGAATGTCGATTTGGAACTTCTTGCCGTTGGCATCGGTATTGATGACACGCAAGGCTTTCAGGGTCTTGGTGCCTGAGTTGTTGAAAACGAGTTTCTTGGAGGCATTGGGAGTGTAGGAGTAGTCGAAGGTAATAGCTCCCGCCTGCGCAGTTAGCGGTACGACATATGCGTAGCCCAATTCGCCGTTGGTGCCGTCAGAGAGGTAGGTGCGATAGTCGGTGTTGAGGACAAGGGTGCTGCCACCGCCTTTGACAACAATGCTGGAAACGATGGTGTTGTCGCCATTCTTGTTGCCAAACTTAATCGGCTTGCCTTGAGTCCAGCCGGTGCCATGAGCTTCGTTGGTCACCGGAGTGGCGGAGCCCGCAACGGTGGAAAGGGTGACCATACCGCCGTCAAACTTAGATAGGTTGGTAAGGTTGATTTCGGTCAGCACAAAGTCAAACTTGACCTTGTCGCCATTGGCGAACTGTTTGAGTTCGGCAGCGTTGTCAAACTTGATGGATTGAGGTTCCGCCAAAGAAGTTATCTTCGGCGTGCGGATGGCACCGATGTCCACTAAGGAAAGGAAGTCATCGCCGATTTGGACTTTTACCGAGCCCTTGCGAATGGCTTCTGTTTTTTGGATTGTAGTTTGCATGGTTTTTTAGATTATGCCTTTATGAAGCTGGGGTTCTGCTCTTGGAAGACTCTTTCGGCAAAGTCGGAATCGACCAGAATCCGGCTATCCTTGCCTACGAACGAGCCATCGGGCAGGAAGGTGTTGCGGATGCAGATAAGCTCCACTTTGCCTTCGCCAGCTTGCTGATTAATTGTTATGGGTTTGTTATCTTTAATAGTTCTTGCCATAGCTAGAAGTTAATGCTGATCTGAACCACGAAATACCAGAGCTTGGCATTGTGGTCGTAGAGCGACTGACGGTTGTCAAACTTCACGTAAGAGACAGGAGCGGTTCCGCCGAGCTTGGTAGGCGACATATCGTTAAGCGCGTCATCAACATCATTGGCTAAGTCGCGCGATTTTTCAAATGTGTCGGCGAAGCAATTTATCTGGAAAATAGATTGTCGGGCGGTGGGATAGTTGAGCGTCTGGCTAATTTCTGTATAACTGATGGCGTATCCATTAGTCAACGCCACACCCTCGGGAAGTATCAGCGGATAGATGTGAAAAGCACTGCCGTTTTGTGTTTTAGCGGCTATCCCTGCGTGAGTTTTGAGAGCCGTGAATAGTCCTTCTTCAATCATTAGAGCGAGTTTAGTTTGTCTTTTATAAACTTGAGGCCTTTGTCTTTCATCATGATGGCCGCTCTGCGAATCATCGCCCTAGGTGCCATTCGAGCGGTACCAAACTCCACATAAACGGCATAATCTACATTGTTGGAGAGTTCAGCGGTTAAGAAGCCGGTTCTGGCTCCTTTCATCGCGCTACGCAGGCGTCCGGTCTGAACCGGCGTGTTTCTCTTTGCCTCGGCCTCAAACATCAAGGCCAGAGCGGGCATCAGGTTGTCAACGGCCTGGGTGTTTTTTCGTTCGATGTCAATCTTTTGGAGTATCTTTACGGTAGCTTTGAACATTAGTCGAAGCTTAGTTTGTTAGCGCCAACTTCAATGTGGTGTTTGGAGGAGTCCTTGCTTGCGATGACTACTTCATACTGCTCGCCGTCGAGAATGATTTTATCAGCTGCGGAGATGTTAGTTGTGGCCAGGAAGTAGAATTTATACGACGCTATAGTGTAGTTTCCCAAGTCGCCAAAGACCTGAGGCGTCTTCTGGGCGACCATCCTGGTCTTCACGTCAGTGGCCTTGTCAGTCCAGTTGAAAACGACTTGCCCGGATTGTCCTTGCGCGGATGTCTTTGACTGGATAGTACACTTTTCAGTTAGGAGCGCTTCGAAGCTCATAGTCGGATTACCCCCAGCTTCGGCCTGCCGTCATCCTTGATGAAGGGCTTAAGCAGGTCGTCGATTAAGAGGGCGTGAGCTATGTCTTTAACTTTGGCGTAGCTAGCTTGGTAATCCCCCAATGTCTCGGAAGTCAGCTCTTTGATGTCCTTGTCCCCAACGGATTCTTTGATGATGCCTCCGACCAACTTCGTGGCCGCTAGTTCGATGGGTTTGGGAACTTCAGTGCCATAACCGAATTTGGCAGTCACTTCTACATTCTGCTGGTCATCAGTGAACTGATAGAAGCTCTGAGAAACTACCTGCCTGGAATTACGTGAGAGGCCGCGCTTTAGCTCAATAGTTGTCTTAGGGGTTTTGTTGGCCGGATAAACGAAGTAGTCGCCAGAGGAAATTTCTGCGCCATCTACCACCAGCTTCTGAATCTCCGTGAAGTCATCAACTGTGAGCCGTTCATTTCCACTGCCGTCGTATTTGCGCGCTGTGAAGGTGTCAGCTGGAGTAAAGCTCCTTCCAGTTATTTTTTCAATATAGTCGGAGACCGCCTCTATCCACGCCGCAACAGAGGCATCGAGGACATTACTGATGCTAATAGCGAGATAATCTTCAACTTTTGCTTTTGTAGTGTAGTTTGACATATGTCAACGGTTAATTAGTTTTATATAGACTCTCCGGAGTGTATAAATCGCGTGAAGAGCTAAATGACCTCGGGATATATCGCTTTGCGACAGCTTCTAGCGCCCGGATGAAGTCAGATGAACTTGCGAGATCAGAAACAGATAGATGTGCAAAGATGCGGATGGCCTCCTGAGCACTACCTGTTTCCCGGATGAACAACGCAGCCAGCAAAGTCAGGACTTCTACGGCTGCCCCAGAATCAACTGCCACAATCTTGCGAAGAAGTTTGATGGTCTCTGCACCGGCACCAGCATCGCTTCTGGTTACCTTGGCAACAACCGACGCAATGTCAGTTCCGAATGTCGTGTCGGCGATGACGCGTTTTGTAAGAAGATTTATAACTTCCTGACCCAAGGCGACATCAGAGATTGCGATGTGGAATAAGAGCAGTAGTGCATCCGCTCCGACACCTGTATCAGATACTAATTTTTGTTGTAGGCTGGCATTAGTATATAGGTTGTCGGTTCCACTGCCAACTTGATTGATGGAAACGATTGCCAATAGCTTGGGAGCTTCTGTTGCCGTGCCTGTGTCTGAGGAAAAGACACGCCGGAGAATTGTTAGGAGGTCTGACGCTAGTCCCACATCACTGTTCAGAACCTTGACCAGCGCGGAAGTGTTGTCGGTTCCTGCTCCTGTTTGGGAGATTGCAAACCTCGCGAGGAAGGAAACGACGTCTGCGGCGTGTGCCGCATCTGAAAGGGCAAAGCGAATGGCAGCAGCAAGCACTTCTACTCCTGCTCCAGCGTCTGAACGATTGAGTTTGGTAAGAAGGGAGGCAGAATCAGCGCCCGACAGCGCATCGGAGAGACCAAGTCTGGTTTTGAAAGTCGCTAAATCGGCTCCTGAGGCGGTTTCAGAGAGGCCAAGACGAGCCTTGAGCGCGGGAGCATCAGCTCCGCTGGTGGTATCGGTGAGAGTCAATTTGGCTCGCACCACCACAGTATTAGCTCCGGAACCGGTGTCGGAGACCGATTTGGCAGTCGAAGAGGCCACTAATTCCCAGCACCCTATATCGTAGGCCGAACCCTGCGGCCTTGTAGTGCCTGCTATGTCAGGGGAGGAAGCGGTGTCGGTTGTCCCATTGTCTATACAGTCAGCTCCGGTCTTTAAGCGAAAGTCGGCGGTAGAGGAGCTGGTGTTTTGAAACTGACTAGCATAAGTTTTTGACTGTTGGTTTGAAGTGCCAAAACCAATAGTGTTATCCGAACAGTTGTTTGAACCGGTAAACTTCGTGCTGTCGTTGACCATGGAGTTAAACCCAAAGACGGCAGTATTCTTTATAGGTATGGAAGTGCCATTTGTCCAAATCGCATAAGTGGTGGAAGCGGAACGGTTAGACGGACGAACTACTGTCATGTTGGTGATATTCGCACCCGAAGGATATGGTATATAAATAGCCATTTGGCCGACCGGACCATTGTAGATAACCAGGTTATTAATTAATGTCGCACATCTGAAGTTCATAGCAGCAGAACCTGAGGTGTCTCTCTGCTCAATAATCAGGTTTTTGAATACGTTGTGGGACGTAGAATTATTCGGTTCATACAAAACGGCACTCGGGTTAAACGAATGGGAAATCTGAAGCCCATCTAACGTCACATAGTCTTCGCTCACCGTGACAGTAATTCCGCCATAGTTTGTGCTTCTTATACCTACCCCATTAGCCTGGTTGTATCTCAGTGCGTTGGTTTGGACGTTTGCGTTATCGTAGAAAGCTTGACCGGTGTCAGGCTTTACGAGAATCGTGTTCGATGGCCCAGTAGAACAACCCGCAAGCGTCAAAGCATTACCCGCGACAGAAAACTCGGAGTCATTCCACGGAGCAAGCCAATATGAATCACTCCCCATACTCGCGGGAATGGAATCTTCGGCCGATTGGAACATGGAATAGTCACGGCCACCACTTCCTACAGTCTTCTTTATTAAAGCCATTAGGTTTTCTTTAGTGTTGCTTTTGCCATATTTAGGCGGGACACCGGTATAATCTCTTGCGTTCTGCCTCCTTCAAAAAGCTGAGGGTTGGGAAGCACAGAAAAGTCTAAAGTCCACTGTCTGCGGCGTTTTAGGCGCCCCGACATTAGCAAATCAGTCTGCATCAGGACTTCGGCAAATGTATTTAATATAGGACTGCTGATAATCCTCCAGTCAGGGCTGGTGCGCTCCTCCAAACTCCACCCCCAGCCGTCAGGACAAACAGCAATAACATCCCCCCGTTTAGAAACAAGGTGGTTTTTTTCCGGGTCGGGCTGGTATTTGTCTACTACCCTAACTAAGATTTCCATATTAGCTGTTTGAATAAAAATAGTTGGTGATATCTTTCCAGTTGGTGAATCTTACACCTCGGTCATCAATGTAGGCTATGGCATGTGGTTTCTGGTTGGTGATTTCGTCTATAAACTCTTCAAGGCCATATTTTGCAAGCCATTGGATTATCGGCGTAATATCTCTGGCGGTGAAAATTACTAAACGATACTGTCGGCTCAACTTTTCTAAAGCCTCTTTTGTCCCCTCTATGGGTTCGTCATAAATACTTCCGTCTTGGTATCCCCTGCTGTATCGGTGAATTACGCCGTCAAAATCTAATGCGAGAGTTTTCATTGGTATCCCCATCGGCTTAGTAATTCATTCCCGCCCTCGGCTGCCCACGCCTGTTGAACTTGCGGTGTCCAAATCGTATTGTAATCAGAGTGTTCTTCGTTCCAAGTAATCGTGTAGCCGGGCAGTTCTTCAAACGCTCCGTCAATGTAAGGAACACCTAAGTAGTCGGCTATCTGTTTCATTACCACATCAGAGGCAATCAGGTCTTCGTACCGAATAGCAAGAGTATTCGGGTCGGCAAGCCAGCTCTCGTATTCGGCCATAGCGGCTATCGTGGAAATTTCTGGTGTCACAACAACATAATCAGGTTGTCCCTCAACTGGTATCACCCGCACCGATTCCTCTTGCCACGCCCTAAACCTTGTTAAGAAGGTTCCCGGCGTGACGGCGTGCTTGTCCATTCGGAGTTTGGAAATAATCACA